GGGCTTACAACTACACTGGCGCCGGACGGCTTGAGGGAGTTCATTATCGGTTTTGAGGGTGATCCCTTCGTGAATGCTGCCGGTAACGGTGGCCTCCACGGACTCCGGCACTTCTTCATCGGATAGCGTGTGACTCACACAAGGAACTGTCCATATGTCCGCAACCATCCGAACAATCGTAGACGATGCTACTGAATTGATCGGAGAGGTTGCGGGCGTGGGCGTCCAGCAATTCGACGATGACGTTCTGTTTCGTCATGTCATTCGCGCGTTCAATTTACTGTTCAAGAAGACGCATTGGGAGAACTATCGCCAATGGTTTACTGTTGTGCTCGATGGAACGACCGGAGTCATTACAACCGATACGTTCGAGCAGGTAATTGATTTTGACGATTTTATCGCTGTTCACATCGCCGGTGAGACAGGAGCGCTTCCCACGTTATCGAAGAACATAAATCCAAATACGATTAAAGGCACTCGGCCGCGGTGTTATACAAGTTTGCCTGTGACAAATGCGAACTATGTCAAACGCAAGTTGCAAATTTATCCGGTATTGGCAACAGGATCACTAGACGTACATGCCCGTGTATATCCTCTGGTTCCACCAGCGCTAGATTGGGACTTCCTTGATGTTATGCATCTGGACAAGGATATGCTCGTTTATGCGACGGCGTTCATGGCATTGATTGGCAATTCGCTCAATCCAGATGCTGCGAATGTGTGCAAAGAGCTTATGGAGATGAAATTCAATACAATTACTGCTGGTCTGGCAGGTCAGCCTATTCCAATTGAAGGCGACACGTCTATTCCAACTCAATGGTTCGAACGATGACCGCTACGTTGCTTCCAAAGAATTTACGAGCGGTCAAGAAGATTCCGCTCGTTCCTTTGACCATTCGCGGTTTCAAAGGCGGGCTGAACTCTGTCGATAATGACATTGAGATGGCTGGGCAGTTCTGTCCGGTGCTGGACAATTGGCGCCGATCGCCTTCCGGTACACAGATTCTTCGGTTTGGATCGAACTGGTTCACAGACATTAACAGCGTATCCAATAGTCCAATCGTAGACGAAGTTTTCTTTTCCAATTCGATCATTTCGGTGCAAGAGAATGGTCAGGTCGTTGCGACGGATGTTGATGGCATTGATACTATCATTTGGAGTGACGCTATTGCAGCCGCTCTTCTTGGAAGCCCTGATGGATGGTCTACTGGGCTGGATTCCATAGACTTCGTTCCATTCAAGAACAAATTAGTCATTCACAACGGAGTCGACAAGCCTATCATTTTCGATAGCAATCTCGTCGGCAAGTATCTGCAAGACGAGGCAACTGGGAGCAATACCAATGTCCCAATCGGCAAGTACGGATGCGTTGTCAGCAATTATCACTGCGTGGCAGGAATTCCTGCGGCTCCAACAACTGTCTATATCACAGCACAAGGAACAGTCGGAACGTTTCCTGGCGATCCTCCTCCTAACGATGCTATTTCTCTTGATGTGGGCGCTTACGCTCCCGAAGGTGCGCCAGAAATTCGAGGAATTGCAGGCTTCCGATCCTTCCTCATCGTCTTCTTTGAAAAACAAGCTCTGCTGATCCAATTGGGAGTATATGATACCGAATCTCCTCCGAATCATACGCCCAGTTTCAATGACACGATGCCTGCCTTTGGCTTGTTGGGTCATCGATGCATCCTTCAAGTCGAAAAGGACCTTTTGTTTGCTAGTCAATCTGGTGTCTGCTCTGCCTCACGTAATCTTTTTAGTGGATTGGTCGAAAGTTCGCCGCTCAGCAGTTATGTCGAACCAGAGTACAGGCGTGATGTCGGAGCTTTGACCGATGCGCAACTTCTTAAGTCCTGTTTCATGCTCTACAACGAAATGGCGCACGAAACAACGCTGCATCTTCCTGACGGCAACGGGTTCTTGTACTGTGCCAACGATCAACTTAAATACAAGAGTTGGTCGACGTTTAGCGGCGAGTCTTATCGGTCAGGATGCGTGTCGTCAAAAGGGCGAATGTTTCTATCATTTGGCAGTCGTATATTCCAAGGAGGCAATAGAATCTTTGCCGGCGAAAGTTATCATGCCGATCGTCTAAACGACCGAGACGGCAATTGGAATACCGGTACGCCATATGTAGTGGGCGATATAGCTCGTGATATCGATGTAGATATAAGCTTTATCTGTATCGGGGACCATACAAGTGGCGGCACAACGTTCGAAGCCGACAGGACAGCACAAGCTACTGAGCCGAAGTGGGAGGAATATCTTGGAGAACCTATCGACTTTGAGCTTGAGATGCCTTGGCTTGATGGAAAAGATCCAATGCAGATCAAACATATTCGATACGTTTCGATTGCTACGAAAGGAACTGCAGAGTTTACGCTCTCAGTATGGGTGGACAATTTATATAAAGATGCTGATGGTGTACTGCAGTATGCCCCTGCTCTATCTATGTTGTTTATTGGTAATGATGCCCCTGGTTTTGGTTTTGACGCTGGCCCTTATGGTGGTGGTCGGCGTTCTAACGATCCTCGCCTGTATAAGTTCCCTGTTCGTTTCAAAGCTATTAAACCGAAAATATCCGGTTCTACCAGATTCCCGCTAGAGGTGTCTGGACTGACGTTTCTGTTCGCCCGTGGCAAATATGGACGCGTGTGAGTCACACAGATGACCGATTTCACGGCCCATTTTCGCTTCCAAATCCCTGACTTCAACCAGGACCCTTGGCATGCCGAGCTCGAGGCGGCGATTCGCGCAATTGACACAGCGATCTATGAGGCACTGCTCGTCCAGAACGTTGCAAATTGGGCTAACTCCACCGTCTATGCCGTTGGTTCCATTGTCATTGACCCCGCGACCGGGCTTATGTGGACGTGCGGAGTTGCGAATACAAGTTCTGCGGCTCCGACAACGTTCGCTCAAGAGCGAGTTGCTCACCCAACTTTCTGGAATGTTACGGCTAATATACCACAGCAACGTGGGACTTGGGTCACTGCGACATCGTACATACCAGGAGATTTTGTCGTTGACTCAAACCGTTATGCGGTGTGTCTAATCCCTCACGTCTCTGGCGTGTTCAATACTGATCTTGCTGCAGCGCGATGGGTCGTCCTCATCGATTTGTCGAGCCTCGGTGTCGGCCTGAATGCAACTGCCGAGGATACGATCGCTGCTGCAGGCACAACCGATATTGGCTCGAAGGCTGCAACGCGTTTGAGCGTGACGGGTTCAGCGGTCATTACTAGTTTCGGCGTCGTCGCGAACACTTATAAGATTCTTCGATTCGCGGCAGGATCAACGCTGACGAATAACGCCAATATAATATTGTTCAGTGCGAATATCACAACCGAGGCGAATGATATTGCGTTCTTCTCATCGAGTAACACTGGTGTGTTTCGCTTGTATTTCTATTCACGTGCGTCCGGTGTGCCTCTGGGGCAGCCTGATGCATCTGAGACAGTTAAAGGGATTGCCGAGCTCGCGACACAGACCGAAGTCAATACCGGTACTGACGATTTGCGTATCGTCACGCCTCTTAAGATGGTTACGTATGTAACGGCGTCTATAGCAAACGCTGTCAGTATCATTCTTGGTGGTGTCGGTTCCACGCTCGATACACTTGGCGAGATTGCAGCGGCTATCGGTTTGTTGGCGCCAAAAGCTAATCCTACGTTTACAGGTACTATCGAAGCCGATCAGTTACATACAACAGGCAACGCGAATCTAGCTGGCGGTACTAGCCTTCCTGCCGGCGATATCTCGATGACCGATTTAGCAGCAACTGCAAGTCCGTATGAACGACAACATTATCATATTCGCGAAGAGCAGACGAACGGTACGGATGGTGGGCTCTTGACGCACAATGCATGGAATACATGTGTATTGAACGCTGAATTAACCGACGACTTCGCGATTACTCCTTCTGGCAATCAGCTATCTTTGGCCTCGGGGAGGTATCGGGTCGAAGCGGATGCTATGGCGCACTTTACTGGCTTGATGCAGCGTGCTTCTGGAGAATTTGCTAATAGTAAACTGCGCGTCAGGAACATAACGGATGGGGCTACATTACTAACTGGACTGTCTGCGCGCTTTTCCATTCTTGATGATGGCGGAGGTAACGATGAAGCTGCAGACTTTACACTCTTTGTAAGAATGTCAGGTGAATTTACACTTGCTGGTACCAAGACAATAGAATTGCAACATTGGGTGTTTAACAGTTTTGTCTCGAGTCCGGCTATTAGAAGCGGAAAGGCTGTATCGTCAGGTGAAAAAGAAGTATATACAGACTTTCGGTTCTGGAAGATATCGTAATGTGTGAGTCACACAGATGACAACGTCATTTACCACACACTTTAGGTTTGGCATACCAGACTTCTTGTCGGCGCCGTGGCACGCCGATTTTCAGACGTTGGTACAGAAAATTGATGAAGTTCTTTACGAAATTGCGATCGTAAGTAATGTAACAATCTGGACAAATTCAACAGTTTATACTGTTGGCATGCTTGTTATTAGTCCCGAAGACGGGTTGATGTACACTTGTCAAGTTGCACATACCAGCGCGGCCTCGCCAACAACATTCGCGGCTGATCGCATTGCACATCCAACGTTCTGGCTTGCCTTTGGTGTCGGACCGGACCTGTCAGCAGTTGAGGCATTGACAACAACAGGCATAGCTGTCCGTACTGCCGATGCTTTATGGACAACACGTACACTTGTAGCGCCTGTAGCGGGTCTCACAATAACTAATCCTGCTGGCATTGCCGGCAATATCACATTCGCGTTGGCGAATGATTTAGCAACGTTAGAAGCATTAGCGTCCACTGGATTCCCTGTCCGTACTGCAGCGGATACATGGGCACTGCGTACGTGGCAAGCACCAGTTGCAGGCATTACAATTTCAAATCCGGCAGGTATTGTAGGTGATCCAGCTATTGTACTGGCAAACGATCTTGCCGCTGTAGAAGGACTGGCATCTACGGGACTTGCTTCACGTACTGGAACCGATACGTGGACTGTGCGGACGATGCAAGCTCCAGCTGCTGGTTTCTCTATTACTAATCCAGCAGGTATAGCCGGCGATCCTACTTTTGCGTTGACTAATGACTTAGGTGCTATTGAAGCTCTAAACGCGAACGCGATACTTGTCAGAACAGTCACCGATAGCGGGACCGCCCGAACAATAACGGCACCAGCCTCTAGCAGCACTGTGTCTAATGGGAATGGTGTGTCTGGCAAGCCGACACTCGCGCTTGCGAATGATCTGGCGGCGCTTGAGGCACTTGCGTCTAATGGCTTCGCCGAGCGTACGGGTACTGATACTTGGCAAATTACTGGTTTCACTGGTACTGGGAACGTAGTTCGTGCAAGTTCGCCGGCGCTCGTCACACCAGCGCTTGGCACACCTGCATCTGGCGATCTTTCTAACACTGTTGGCTACACGGAAAGTATCGTTGTCGCTGTTGGTGATGAGTTGACTGCAATTACGACCGGAGCCAGCAAAGTCACGTTTCGCATGCCGTACGCCTTCACGGTAACGGCGGTGCGTGCTTCGCTGACTACGGCGCAGGCGTCGGGTAGCATTTTCACCGTCGATATCAATGAGACTGCGACAACGATCTTGAGCACCAAGCTCACGATCGACAATACCGAAAAGACTAGTGTTACTGCGGCCACCGCTCCGGTGATTTCGGATGCCAGTTTGGCTGACGATGCGGAAATCACAATCGACGTTGATCAGATCGGCGATGGCACTGCTAAGGGTCTCAAGGTTACTTTGATTGGGAAGCGCTGATGGACTTCTTCGCCGCAAAACCAGCGATCATTATCCCGTCCAAGGAACTTGTGCGGCCGGATCGCAAGCTGATCTTGCCAGCGATTAGCTTTCTATCTTCTGGCCGATTTGGTAGCGTTGCATCACCGACATCGACATTCATAGGGTCAGCTGTCGACGCGACCAATCTGACTACTTACACATTTACGTCGCAAGCCATTGGTGCTGCCGATGCAACAAGGCGCGTAATCGTTGCGTTACAGGCTGCTGGTAACGGTGTAAATCGCACCCTTAGCAGTGCGACCATTGGAGGCGCTGGGGCGACCATACATGTACAAACTGGCGCAAGTCAAAATTCAGCAGCCTTTATATCACTTCCTGTAGCTGCCGGAACAACTGCTACTATCACGGCCACGTATAGTGGCGCATGTGCTAGTTGTGGCATCGGTGTGTATAGACTTATTAATGAAACATCAGGATCGCCGACTGATACAGATGTTGACATCAACTTGTCCGGTGCCGATCTATCAGTTGCAATTGATGTTCCATCACAAGGATCGTTGTTTGCTGTTGCTGGTGGACAGCCTGTTCTTAGAACGGTGACGTGGACAGGAGCCACTGAGCAGTATGATGCGGCCGTAGATGCCGTGTTTGTATCCTTCCACTCTGGAGCTTTTGAGTCATCGTTAGGGAGTCAGACTGGCCGAACTGTAACGGCTACTTATAACGTCGCTCCCACTGGTGCAGGAATGGCGGTAATGACTTGGGGTTAGCAGGAGAGAAGAATGAAACATCATATGTCTACATACGTGTCCGTTCCCGAAGAAGACGGTCAAGCCAAACTGCGCGCATTAGCTTCCGAGCGTTTGGGCGGTACCGAAGGGCTAGAGTGCGTATCTTGGCACTTGGTAAGTGAACAATTGTGTGGTACATTTACTCGTACTTGGGAAGACCCTGAGCCCGATGCTGATCCCGTACCAGAAACTAAAGAATAGCTGTGTGAGTCACACGGAGAGCGAACATGTCCTGGATTAGCGAAATGTTCAGTCACAATGCAGCCGAGGGCGCAGCACGGGCTGAGGAGGAGAAGCGTAAGTCTGACGAAGCAAAGGCTGCGGCCGATGCCAAGGCTGCGAAGGAGGCTGCAGATGCCAAAGCGTATGCAGACGCCGAGACGCTTCGAACAGGTGCTTCAGGCGCCGCTCGAACGTCAGCCAATCGATATTTTCAGGAACGCGGCTTCAATCCAGATGACTACGCTCCTGAGATCGACCAACGCATATCAGAGATCATGGGGTCTACGGCCCACGATGATCCGAACATCGGGTCTTATCTCAAGAATCTGGGCGACACCATCTTTACGAATCGCCAAGATGCCGACCGTTCGAAAGCAGGTATCTCACTGAACTCACAATTCGGTCCAGACTATGAGTTCAGTCACATCACCGATTCCCTCGACGACCCAATTCTGGGTGACATCTATAATGAACAATACAACACCGCCGACAACTATATCAAAAACCTCTCGAAGCGTGGCGTCATCAATCAAACTGGCGTTACCAGCGCTGAGAACGACCTGAACAAACAAGGATCAAAAGTCCGTGCAACTCTCAATGATCTTGGCAATACAACACTGGCGGGTGGTCGACAGGGACTCACTGACATCATCAACCGTGCCCGCAGCACTGCTTCGACCTTACCATTTGGGTCAAACTTCGACGCCGGCGCATTCGCTGGACAGGCAAATACTGCTTTCGACAAATTCGTGTCTGGTCTCGGGGATACACTGCGTTCCAAGGTTCCGACGGAAGGACTATTTGACACAAGCGGGCTTGCCTCTATAGCCGGTGCCGGTCAAGGTGCGCAAAACTTCAAGTTCGATCCGAAGGCGTTGGCTGGTATAACGCAAGGCGATAATCAAGACGACGAAGATCAGAACAACGCTGTGAGCCGTATCAGCTTCTGAGGTACATCCGATGCCTATTGATCCAGTCACTGGCTTCCTCACTGCCGGAACGTTAGTAGGCAACATCCTACAAGGTAGTGAACAGAGCTATCAGAATCAGCAGAACCTCGCATTCCAGAAATGGCTTGCGAATGAACAGCTGAAGCTGGGCAAGGCGTCACGTACAGACGCCATGGGTAATACTGTTCGCTATGATCCAGGTCTGAATGCTTGGGTCACGGACCTTTCGCCAACGCAACGCGCACTCTCGAAGGCAGGTGAACATGAACAACTGCTTGGTCTTACAGACGATGCTGCAAAAAGTCGTGTTATCCGGGAGCGTGCATACAATCGAGGAATGGGCGCCGCCGATGATTTTACCCGTGCCAGAGCCGATTACAACTACGGCTACAATCCTTCTGAAGGAGCCATTACCAACGATATCGCGAGCTTGATGCTTCGCGCTAGATCAGGCGCTGGTGGTAACGATGCACCAAACAAGTTCCTTCGCCAACGAGGCAATTTGCCTGTTATCAATTCTGGCGCCGGTAGTCCTGGGGGTGTGTCTGGCGTTGCTGATGCTCTACTACAAGCGCGGCAAGGGGCCATAGGTGAGCGTGGTCAGCGACAACAACAGCGTCAAGCAAAGCTTCCTGAAATGCAATCACTTGCTGCTATGAGCGACGCCGGCGGTGGAGGCAATACGCCGTTCCCGAACTTCGACAAACTGTTCGCTAGTGAAGGTGATCAGTCCAAACAATTACTTGGTGCCATGGAAGCTGGTGGCAAAGGAGTCGGCAGCGCCTATACCAATATTAGCAAACAGAAACCGATATTTGATATGGGCGACACCGCTCGATTGATAACGGCTCTGCGCGGTGGTACTCCCTCTACGGGCAAGGCAAAAGCAGACGCGATTGCATCGTCGACAACGGATGAGCGATCGATCGACGATATCATGTACGGCTTAACCGTGTGAGTCACACAGTGGACGAAAAAGAAATCGAAAATCGAATGCTGCGCGAGCAATACGGCATGCTCAAACGTCGTGGTACGCCCGATACCGATCCGCGTATCAAGGCCATCCTGCGCACTATCGAAAAGCAGAAGCTTGGGAAGCCCAAAGAGGGTGTAGATTTCCCGCCACAGATCAAGTTTAAGCCTCGGAGGAAGCAACATGGCCTCAGTTGATCCCAGGATTATCGAGGCTATTGTCAACTCGCGTCTCAAGGGGCGTGGGCCTGATTCTATGCAGCCGCACAATCCGGAGTGGTTCGGTTACAAGAACTACCCAGAAATCTTCGATGGGATAGATCAAGGCAATTACGAAGGCTATCTTTTTCAGAATGAGCCAGACGACCGACAACATTTGTTTGGGAAGTTTGCACAGTACCAAGGTATGCCGCAGGCTCCAGACGTTCCCAGTGCTCGTGATATCCGAGGGCTCGAGCGCGGCGATCCTGAGATGCGTAGTCGGTTCGAAGATCGTTTCGGTACCGAGTCACGTAACCGTGCTGATCAAGGCGTTGCGCAGAACGATAGAAACTACATACCGACGCCACGGCCACGTCCAGGCGAGGCGCCGCAAGCCGGGCCTGACGATTATATCGGCACTATGCCTGAGCCGATGAAACCATTCGAGACACCTGGGCCTGTACCTGAGGAAGTCTATGGCTATATGCCAGGGTTACGGGACCGTGTGAAGGAGCAGCTGGAGGGCGAAGGGCCATCGCGCGATCTGAAACGTGACCGTTTAGACGGCAGCATGTGGGATCGTGCGATGGCTCCTTTTGCTGATCAGCCAACAGGCAATATACAAGACTATCGCATGATGGCAATTGAGAACATGATAAAACGGGGCGCAGATACCAATCCGCAGGAAGATTACAATCCAGAGTCACTACCGCCTATGCCTGAAATGGATGCTGACGAATTGGTCCGAAAGCAACTTGAGGGGTGGAGACGATGACCAAAACGTGTGAGTCACACAGGAGAAGGTACCGTGAACACCCCGGATATCAATGTCATCATGTGGCTGATTATCGCCGTGATGAATGGACTTAACTTGTACTATACACGTACGCTCGAGAAGAATACCAATAGCAAAATGGATAAGGTGATCCAACTAACTGCAGCCCTGGCAGAAGCTAAAGGCCGGAGCGATATGCAAAAAGAGACACGGGATAGAGCCGGAGACGAACAATGACCGACGAAGAGATGCTTCGGTATATTCGCGGTTCGATGGGCGGTAAGCGTGCAGACGCTACGGACTATCTGAAAGAGTTACAAGAGCCGATGATACCAAAGCGTACACAGCCTATGAACGCAGGAGCGGTGTACGATGTGGAACCGGAACCTTATGAAGAAGGCGAGGAGCCGGAATATGCCGGAGCGGCACCTATGCCTCCGATAGAACAAACATCACGAGACCGGTACCAAGAGGATGCAGACCGCGTTCGTAGCAATCGGCTCGCTGATCCATACGAGGATCGTGGCATTTTCAATTTCAAGCTCGACGATATCCGCGACGCGTTGCGATGGGGTAAAGGCGACGAGGTAGGCGACGATGCGCTTTACTCTCTCAACGAGTCAGAAAATCCGTTCAAAGGTATAGCCGATGCTGTTTATCAACGTATCAAAGGGCTCAATCCAGACGCCGACGACTTCGATCTGATAAGGCAAATGCGACAAAAACTCAACATGTCGAAGCCAAGCAAACTATACGATATGGTCCGTGACGATGACGAGTTCCGTGCTGCGAATCCAGGTAGAGGCGGGATGTTTAGGCTCGACGAGGCAAAGGGCGATCCGGCCGGCGATAGATATGCCTATCCACAGCGAGGCGGACGGGCGCGTCGAGGTTCAGTGTACGAGGAATAACCGTGTGAATCACACAGGAGGCAACAATGGGACCTAAGAGTTTACTCGTGCGCGTGCTGATGATCCTATTGGCAATCGCGTTCGTCGTGCTATGCTACTACGTTACTATTTGGGTACTGGGCCTGCTTGGTATTCATATTCCGCAGAACATCTTGAACGTGATATTCGTCATCATCGGCCTGTTGGCCGCAATATGGGCACTAACTGGACAGCTTGACGTCTGGTTCGTTAAGGGGCAGTGATGCCAACGAAACGTTTTCCAAGACTGCCAGAGCCTCCGAATCAAGCCCCTATGTGGCAGGATGAGGAGAACGATCCGTACCAGGGCATCGTCTCGCATCGCGGCTATGACATGCATACGATGCGAGAGTTCCCTGCACCATTCGATACCGATCCTGGTCTATCGGGCGAGGGCGATGACTTACCGGGACTACAAGAACCCGGCGAGATGTTTGGCATGCCACTAATAGATGAGGCTAAAATGCAACAACGTGATCCTCGTATCGATGCCATTGAACAAATGGCCCGTCAAGGTCAAGTCCAGCGTCCAGGAATGAAAACTGAGCAGGACTTGGAAGCTTTTGGTAAACAATATGGTATGCCGAGTGAGCAAGAGCGTTTGGCTGCTCCACAGCGCCGGACACTTGGGGATATGATGGGCATGCCGTTCGGTGGGCAAGGTACGCCTGATGAATTAGCGGAGGCCGACGCCACAGCAAAGATGAGCGATGAAGATCTGCTATCGCAAGTACAGAAACAGATGAATCGTCCGATGGATGCACAAGGGAACGATCCCATACCGCCTCCTGTGCAAGACCCGCCTGATATGTGGCCATCTACACCTGAGGAGTTCAAACAAAAGTACGGCCGCGCTCCTGCCACTGATGATGAAATAGCCCATTATTATGGCGATGTAGAAGATGACTATCCTACCGACGAACCGACTAACGAGGACGATATGCGACGTGGGAGGTACTGATGAATCCGGCAATCCTAAAAGAAATTACCGATCTGTTAATGGCACAGGAACGTCCTGGCAACCCGTTCCCAGGTCGACGCGGGGCTCCTGACATGCCATCACCGCGTGATGAAAAACGCTTGGCACGAGAGCCTACCGACGACAATCTCCAGCACTTCATGGACGTGTTCGGCGAGGAGGCGCTCGGCAATGCAGGCCGCAAGAAGTCCGGTCCAAGTCCTGGCTACACGCCACAACCGCGGCCTCGGTATCCTGACGTAGAATCCGACATCATGGGTGGGTATACGCCGAAATCGATGGACGAAATTCAACAACAAGGTGCTGACTTTCGTCCACAAGACCTCGATCGTATGCGCAGAGAACGTTCACAGTACCAAGACGATGTTGAACGTGAGACTGGAACATATCCAGATGATGCTGAGCGGCCCACCGCACCTGGAATGAACGACGAGGAAATTCAAGAACTGATCCAGCGCGGACTTGCTCCTCCACGCCGTCGTTAACTGTGTGAGTCACACATGCCGTACAAGCTCAAGATCACAGGTCCCGGACCCCAGGATTTCGAATGGGTCTGGGAAGACACGCCAACGGAATTGCCGCCGGTCGATCTTCCTGAGTGGCCGGCACTTCCACGTGCTGCTGAAGGCGATATTGAAACTCCGCTCGGGAAAGAAGAAGCTCCGGCAGATGCTCCTGCGGCTGCTGGTGAACAGACATCGCCTTCTCGTGAGGCAATGCGGCCACGGATAAGGATCACACCACGCGAACGTGATAACGTAGGACCGGTCGATCCTCGTTCTATTGTGCCTGATGCTATAGACAACGTATTCCCAGAACCGCCGCGCGTGAGTATGGCTGACGACTTGCCTATTCCTACAATGCAGCAGGTGAATGAGCCCGAACCTGTCAGGTCAATGGACCCGCTGCGCCAGTTATACTCGTCAGTGGTGTCGTCGCCGGCCACAGCTATATATGATACTGGTGCAACTATCGCCGAGAACATGGGACCTGCTGCCGCTTTAGCTGCGCGTGTGCCATACCGTACTGCACGAGAAATGCCGACGCCTGATATCTACAAGGCTGCTGGAGATTTCTTACGTCGTGCCGGAGCGTCAGCGCGTAGTCAAACACGGAACTGGTTCGGTGCAGCAGAGGAGCCGCCAGATGTCTTTTCTCGGACTGGTCGAACTGTCGGTGAAAGCATTGTCCCGTATGGTAAAGCCCCAGCCCTTACCTCCGCAATCGTCGGAGGTACCAATACCGCTGTCAATGAGGCGCGTCGTGCCGTTAAGAATTCCTCTATTACTGACTTTGAAGTGCCTCCTGGGTGGGTCTCCGGGGGCTTCGTCAGCCCTGCGATGGCTGCTCCGAATCAGTTTGATGCACCTCCTGCGAATTATACGGTAATGGAGACTGTCGGTGGTCCCAAAAAGGTATCAAACACTGAACTCGCCGCGGTTGGTTCCATTGTGCTCGCGACTGCGGGAATGGTATTTGGGCCGCGCATCTATCGCCGCTTTCGATCCGGAGACTTGCCGAGTATGCGTCCTGTTGCGGATGCACCGCGCGGCACGTTTGCAATTAGTAAGCCCGGCGACTTGGCACGTACCTACGATGATGCAAACGCGGGAGCGATGCGTCTGCTGCGTCGCACAGGTATCGATCCAGTGGCTGCCCGCGAAGTCGAAACAACTATGCGTATCCAGACCAGAGCTACAGCCAACGCAATGGCCGATTCTGCTATCAATGCCGGGCGCATGGAGACTCCAGCTTTCACCTTCGCCTCCCGAGTCCCATTAGCACGCCTCGCTCCATTGGAAACTCCTGAGGTGCGCAACTATCTTCACCTTATGGACACTCTCGACGATCTGCGTGCACACAGTCTGTACATGCTCAATCGTCGGATGCCGGGCACGCCTGTCGTGCGCGGTACAGACCAAATCACAGGCGGCGCAACTCGACGTGCTATGGAGGCAGCCAATCCAGAAGTCGTACAAATAGCTCGTGAGTATTGGGACATTACGCGTAACCTACGGAACTTCGAAGCCACTGGCGAATATGCAACCGTGTCTCGATCACAGAACGCACACCTCAAGCGCTCGCGGCCGCATGAAGTGCCTATGCATCCTCGTCAAATAGGCGACGATTTCGAGCGTGGTAGCGCTGTCGAGTCACTTGCCGATGACATGCGCAATCGAATTCGTGCTCGTCTCGAAAACGAAGCCAAAGGCAAATATGTCGACGCAGCCAATCGGACTATGCCAAATCTATTCACTCGTGTTGATGCTGCAGCCCTGCACGATAACCCGCGTTGGCGCCGTAACACGGTAGAATTCAAACGTCGCGGCGTGACTGAAACCTATGTCACCGATCCGTTCCTCGCTGACGTTCTGCGCATGGACCCGTACTACATCATGGGCAATGCAGCCGGTTTCTTATATGGTACGAAGCGTCTCCTAGAAGTATCAACAACAGGCGAATTGGCACCATGGTTTGCCATCACTAGCCCCATTCGTAGTTGGGGTATTGGCAAGTTCACTGCTGAGCCTGGAATGCGTAGCCCTACAGCCCTAGGAACAGTCGCTGCCATTCCAAGGCAGGTTGCTCCACAAGTGGCAAATTCTGTCGCAGGTATGTTAGATCGAGGGAGTGGCGGATGGTTAGGACGTGTATTTGGTCAGGGGAACGTACAGGCTTTGAGTGCACGGCTGGCGAATGCTTATCAGAATTCTCTGTACTACCAACTGCAGACAGTCGGTGGTGGGCGTGGCTCCATCTTACAGCAGCAAACGACCGCTAATAATCGGTTGGCAAATGCTATCCGCTCAACTCAGGGACCTGGACGTGTATTCCTGGAAACCTATCGCTCTCTGCTCAACGCTTCACATAACGCAGCAGCCTTTGACTACGCCCGACGCAATAGTGGGAGGCTCATTCGCGACCGTATTCGTGGCCGCGGACCTGCCGTACCACTACCCGAGTTGGCTATGCGTGCTCGGCACATGACAGGCGACCCACGTATCGGCGGCGAATACTACACCAATACGCCAGGTAGCAAGGGCGGCGCCAATCCAATCCGTTTTGTGGACGAATCCAGCCGTGTGAATCACACACTTGGCGTCATCGCGAAGCAGTACGGCAAAGTCACCGAAGCCGGTCGTGTAGCCATTCCTTGGTACAACGCGACAACTCAAGGCGTGAAGCGTCTCGGCGAGGCGTATCTGGACAACCCAGCCAAGTTCACAGCGCGTACGTGGCTGTACTACATCGCACCAACTGCAAGTCTGTACCTTGGTACTAAATCTCTTGGTAATGATCCGAACGGGCGCAGTTACATAGACTATGCACAGAACGGGCGCAGTGAATACAGCAAGACCATGAACTGGTACATACCAATCCCAGGACAGCCGGCTGAGAAGGGTATCGAGTTTCCGAAGTTTCACGAACTATCCATAGCAGCGCGCATGACCGATGTTGCCATGGATCACTTCATTGGGGACTCACCGTTCACTGAAGCTGAAGACATGCGCAAGGCAGCCATGAGCGTTGCAGACGTTCTGTACCCGCCGATGCCTCCTATCATGGGCTATGGTTCAGCCATGGGCGGGTTCGTTCCCCCGCAAGGACCTTTCGGCGGCGAAGGATATAAGCCGAATGTCGATCCGTTCGATCAGCTAGGCGGCATGTCTAAAGGTACAGAGATGTATGCACGAGCAGTCGCGCCAGGAATCGCAGACGTAATAGGGACAGGATATGCTGCTGCCACTCAAACGCCAGAAGGCTTCCTTGAAAAGTTGTGGAACGGAACCAAGGCATCCCTCCGACGAGTTGTCGAGAAGACTCCAATCGTGCGCAATATTCTTGGAGTTACTCCGGTGCGCACAGGTAACACGCCGGTCATGGAAGAATTGTTCGCCAAGAAAAAGGAAGTTGATGTACTCGCGAGGTTCATCAAGAAGTGGTCGGGTCAGGGCGGACTCATAGGCCGGGACAAGCCACCGTCTAAGGCCGGAGGTGCGGTAGCCGATGAGTTGTTTGGGCCGCGACCCACACGACAGGCAGCCGGTTTGCCTCAGCCTGAACCGACTAATCCTCTCTACACAATGTTCGCGGAGGAGATATACAACAAGACCATGCACGACGCTCCTGGAAAATCAGGCGGCATGGGGTACAAGTCCATGTGGGATCGATTCTACATGGCCACGGAACAAGTCCAACGTCTGCGCAAGACCAACGAGGGCAACAACGCTGTATGGGAACGTTACATACAGACGCAGCCTGAAGTGATCGATGAACTGAATAAGAACAAAATCAATCCGCGAGATATCAAATCCGTGCGCAACTACTATGAGTACCAACGACAGAACATTGCACGGGTCATTCTTTCGAAGATTCGAGAGGTGGAGCAGGATTTCTCTCAGCGTCTAGGTCGTAAGATAACCTTAAAAGATTTGGACCCTTATAAGGCTGGTCTGAAAGAGGGCGGGAGTTCCGACTTGGTAGACACTCTGCCCGATGTCGGAACTCCGCAGTAGCGTGTGACTCACACAATCTTGTGCTTCTTTCTCATGTACGCGGCCCAATTCTCCAGCTCTTTAATCGTTCCTTCCATGATGCGTTCGTCGCCTGGTGATACACCATCTCCTGGACTCAAGGTACTCATCATGGTCGAGAACAAGTGCTGTGCACCGCCCATGTAGGCATCGTATAGGTCCGTGAGCCTCGGATCGTTATCAGGAATGTGCTTGTATAAACCTGCCCTAGCAACAATCCATCCGCTGAGCAAGATCAATCCGGATTCAACGGCTGCCTTGTTGATAACTGCCGAAACCAAAGTGACAACTGCGTCTCGCTTGTTCACGTTGCAACCTCCAGAATTTTGGTCGTGGCTCTCCACACAGTGAACCGTCGCCCGCCACGCCTGCCAGACGCCGGTATGTTGAACTTCTGCACACGATCGTCAGCAGCCAAAAATTCTAGCTCCTGTTCCAATCGTTTGGCCGTTGCGAAGGCATCAAACTTCGTCACGATCTGTGCCTGCTTCCGACCGATGACCCCGCCCTCGATAAGGAAATCGATCAATTTGCTTTGCCAGTCCATCACCATCTCCTTATAGCTTGACTACTTTCATATCGGACCATCGATGTAGTCCTTTCGGGTCTTCTACGAACTTACGCTCCTTGTCGTCCCACGATGTAGGATAACTCATCTTAAGTTCTGCCGCGATCGATAGTGGCTCGGGCTTCCTGCGTTTATACACATCTTGCAGTAGGATGGGTGTCTCGGCATGCTTCATCATAATTTTGAGGCAGGTCTTCGCGTACTTCGGCGCCGAGATCGCGACAAGGTTATCGTGTACATCGATGGCAATCCGAGCGTACATATAGTCAGGCCATTCATCGTCTGCTTCGGATTGATACCAAACCTGAATAACTTTATCTCCAATCGTCGATTGGGGATAGAAGGCGATGATCGAATCGAGGACATCATCGTCGATTCTCTGTACGATCTTAAGTCTTCGGCCGAAAGGGTTATAGATCGCTCTCGTTTCACGGAATCCCTTCTCCTCTGCTACCCACCATTCTTGCAACTCTGGCGTAATCGAATGATAGAGCGTAAACGCTTTGGCTGACTGATGATACGGAAGGCCCGTGACTTGCGAAAGTCGGTAACGCTCCATCCGATAATTAAGGCCATGACGGCAACGCTTAGCAATGTAACGCTTCGTAGGCTGGAGTTGGTCATCCCAATCCCTCGTCGGTATCTGATCGTACGGTATCTTGAACATCTCAGATGCTAGCGCTCGGTGGCAGTCGTACGACCCATCCTTCCGCGCTCTCGCAAACTGGGCCTTCCATATGGGGATGTCCGCTCTAAATGATACGACTTGAGCTTCGGCCTGGGCAAGATCGAAATACAACAGCACGCACCCTGGGTCAGCAACGTACATTCCGCGTGCTCGCATGGGCTGGTTTTGCATATTGCCACCGTCTTTTTCGACGAGTAGCTGAGAAGAAGAGAGACGGCCAGGAGCCCGACTGACTCCGAACTGCTTGTATTCGCATCGAAAACGACCGTCATCGGACACACGACTTTCAGCATATGTTCCACGGAATTTGTCCTCCTCTTTCCACTTGTCAAGCGATGCCAGCATCTCTTTACAGATAGCCGGCGTGCGAGGGTTCTTGATTATTTCTTTTCGATTAGCTTCATCTGTGGAGCGCCCCCTGCCTTCAAGTTTGAGAACCTCGAAGAACAGATGCTGCAACTGCTGCCACGAACCGGGATTAACCTCGTAACTCTCGTCTCCTGTAGCCTCACGGACAAGACGAAGGAATTCAGCTTCGCATTTGTCAACGTCCTCGCGCACCAACTCGCCAATTCTGTCTTTAACTGCGAGGTCAACTGCCACGCCGTGCACCGTCGAGCGATATAGATGGGGCTGTGCCCGCATGATGTGATTAAAGAAGACTTTGTCCATTCCCTGCTTATGGAGTTGAGTGTCCAGCTTTTCATAACTGGCATACGTAAGCGCCGAGTCTTTACAGTTGTATCTCCAAAAGGTGTCGATGTCACTTTGTTCTCCCCATGATTCAACGTCATCTTTGTAGTACGGATGGTTAGTGTATTGCGCAACTATGAATGCCAACGAATGTGGTAGTAGTGGGTACAGTGCGTGATGCGCCAGCAATGTATCGAACCAGAAGTCTATCCTTAGCAATTGGTGCATCCACGAATAGTACGCATCGAATTGACAGTTCTGTCCGATCATCGCGTGTGAATCACACAGTTCCTGGATCGCGTATAGTATGTCTGTCTCCTGCGATACCGTGAACCTATTTTTCGTCAGGTCCCTGAAGTTGATGCACATGGCCCTGTGTGGATTGTTCGACAGGCCAATGCACGCCATCTCCTTATTGATCGCCTCGACGTCCAACGCGATTGGTCTGTCCACTTTTCTTAGGTCTCTTATAAAAGACATGGCCTCCTTATACGTAGGATTTATAATTTCTTCTATGCGATGTGGTACGAATTTCCCGTCCCTTGCCAGCATCGCCTTCTTCAGGTCCATGATGAAGAAAGGCTCGAAGCGCGGCTCGCGTCCCGGCAACACGTAGGCCGGATTGAATGTGCATGCCACGTGGCCATCTCGTCCATTGGGTAGCTCCATCGGCAAAATGGAGCCACGCCATTTGGTAATGCCGTCCAGTCCTGCGACGGCCTGTAAAGCATAGTTGCCTAGGCACACAATCACCTTCGCGTTCTTGAGTTGTGACAGTTCCCATTGCGTAAGGTCGATCCACTTGTCGAGCTCATCCTGTCCGACGGCGTACTTTTCTTTATCCTTACCTGAACCAGCAATCTGCCTTTTAACCACATTTGTTGCGTATACTCTTTCCCTCTGGTACCCTTCACGACCTGCGGCTTCCCATAGGAGATTCCCTGAAGCTCCCACGAAGGGCTTCCTTCTGCGTATCTCAGTTTCTCCAGGGCCTTCTCCGATAAATACGATCTCTGCATTTTGCGGGCCATCTGAGAATACCTCCACGTTCAGACGCATGTCCGATGCTTGGCACTCGAAATCATACTGCAATGTCATCGGTTGTTTCCTACAATGTACTTAGCCAACTCACCAACCTTCACCCATACCTCAGCGAACGATCCGTTGTTTGATAACGTCCAATCATACGGATCAACAAACCCGCGGGAGTCGCCGCTGAAACTCTTGCCTTCCCTGTATACTTGTATCACGAGTCGATTAGGTACAGCGCGAATCTCATCAGGGAAGCCGCCGTCATCAATTATTACAAACTTTGGCTGTTTGTGTGGATGCTTCAACGAACGGTACACAAGCCACTTGGCGAATATATCACTCCCGTACACTTCCTTACAGTGATCTTCTGCCAACCCTATCAGTCCTTGTCGCACCGATCGTCCAGACAGTTCTGCTCGCGGCATCTCCTTATTCATACTGGCGTACTTCTCGGCAAGGGCTGCTGCAAAGAAATGCTTCAGCGGTGCGCTGAATGAATCGGATATAACTTCGTCAGGACGACCCAACTCATGGCGCATTGCACGGATCAACTCGACTGATATCGAAGTTTTCCCAGACCCAGGCGGCCCGTTCAGTATGATGTAGCGGATCATTCTCGCCTCCCATGAAGATGAATGCAGCGACCAACACGATCGCGATGAGTGCCCCTGTGGAGTTGGCTTGCAGTTCCTGTGCCTGTTCTGGTGTCATCTGTGTGACTCACACGATCCGGATTAGTAACAGGAACGCAACTGCTACTGCGATGGGCACGATGATCATGGACAGCCATAGCGGTGTTGCCATGATCATCGCACGTCCAGGATGGAAGCCAGTCCTGCGATAGTAGTAGTAACGCCGTTCGAAGGTATGCATTAGCTCACCTCGTGTTTCTTCATGGATAGAGCCATCGCGCGTCTGTCGGTTACAACGATGACGTTCTTCTTTGCCCTGGTCACTGCCGTATAGAAGTTCCTCCTGTTCAACAACCACGCCTGTCCTCTCGCTATGCAGTAAATGATCGTGTGGAACTCCGATCCCTGTGCCTTGTGCGTCGTAACTGCATAGCCCAACTCAAGTTGCTTTCTGGGATCGTAATCGATGACGTGCCCATGGTACGGGCTATACGTCTTCATTCTCGCTGGCACATCGACGGACCTATCTTGCATTCGCAGTTTAAAACTCCCGTCTTCGAGATCAATACTGTCAACCGCCCCGATTTCCCCGTTAAACATGTCCAACTTATAATCGTTCCTGACCCAAAGGAATTTGTCACGTGCTCGTATGACAAGCTTCGGTTCATCTGTGTCATAACGATCCAGCAACAACAGTGGTCCTTTCCCGTTAAATCGCAACTGCAGTGACGGATTGATCCGCATGGTACCATACTTCCCTTTTCGGGTCGGCATAATGATCTGACAATCGTCACGGGCGAAGTCCTTCGTTACCATGGACAGCATAGCCTTGAGTGGGTTGTCTGCGTAGTGTATTTCGAATTGATCATTACGCTGTGGCATCCTACCACTCAGTATTCGCATAGCGTTGGACACGATAGCGTCGTCACTGCGGAAGTTGAATATCAACTCAACCGCTGGGAACCTCTCTAGTATGTTGATGAATGGCGGCACTCCTTCCTCTACAGGCGGCAACTGATTGTTGTCACCAAAGAACCTAATAGCTCCTGTCTTTTGCAGCGCATCCATCAATTGCCTGAACAACGTCGGCCCGATCATTGACGACTCATCAACAATCACAACCTTCTGATCAAGCTTCAAGATCTTCCCACGCTTAGGCTCATTGATGAACTCTGGATCTATCTCTTCGAACTCGTCGGGCATAGGAAATTCCAGTAGTCTATGGATTGTCTTTGCAGCGATTCCTGTAAGTTCTTGCACTCTCTTAGCCGCTCTGCCTGTGGGAGCGCACAGCACGGTCGAGATCCCTTTGGACACGAGTTCATTGTACACGTGACCGAGCACCAGTGTCTTTCCAGTTCCGGCGCCACCTGTAACACCCACGATCGTGTTAGTAAGATCACAACACAATTCCACTGCATGTTGTTGCTCCGTCGACAATCTATCTGCCAGCACCGCAGTCTTCGCTGCCTTACGCATACTCAACTCCTAATGGGTTTGACGCCCGGAGGCAACATCGTATCACGCACCACAAACTTAACTGGTGTTGCCTCTTGAGCATTGCCTTCTCTCAACACTTGATGCGCAGCCTGCACCATGACTGTGCGCATGAACCGATTGACTGATATGCCCAGAAGTTTGGCAGCAGCCGTGATCAAGTTCCTATCCGACGGCTCGCCACGGAATACGATTTGAGCCTTGCCTGCACTGGGAGGCTCTCGCAGATCGATGGATATTGTGTAACGGGCTTCGAGCACGAGAATTACTCCGATCTAGCGAGAGCCTCTGTGATAACTAACGACGGTCAGTCATCGTCAGTAGATAAGAGAACAAGTGATAGTCGTGATCACTGGCCGCGCCAACAAGCTGGGCGAGACGCTCAATCCCTTCCGCTTGGCGCCGCAGTTCACCAGCCCTCGTGTGCAACATGCTCACGACGAGCCGCTTGTCCATGATCTGATTGACGGCTTGCGCGCCTTGGATCATGCCTTGCCCGGCCGTGTCATGAGATGCCATCCGATCTTGTTTCTCAGCCTCACGCTGCTTGCTGTATTCCTCTGGCGTTGGCTTTCGGCTTGGGTTTTCAAAGTCCCTGTGCATGTTACACTCCATCTGGTTTGTGGCGGGACCGTGTGTGAATCACACGGTCCCGTAGCATTCTCATCTCGTCTTAGCGACGAGCGCCGCGTCCTGCTGGCTTAGCACCAGCACCACGCTTGACGTTGCGAGGCGGAGGTGCTTCAGCTTCTTCATCCTCCTGAACCTCTTGCTTGCGGACCTTGCCGTTGCGTGACGGAGCTTCGGCCGCTTCAATGGCCTGAATCTCTGCACGCATCTCGCCCTCGTAAGGCTTGTGCCTGACCTTGATCCTCACGTGACAGCCCATCCACTCGTTCGGATCGACAGTCGTCGTGGCGGCATTCAGACCCATGGCCTCGATCAGTTTACGCAGGCTGAACAGAGCGCGACGGTCGCCCTTCTTCGGAACGACCTGACGGTTCCACGAAAGCGTTGCGCCATCGGGGAAGTCGTCCTTGACATCGGCAGAAATCTCGTCCGCCGGGACGTGCAGTCGGATAGCGTAGTATTTGTTCCCCTTGCCCTGGGAAATTGCCGTCTGCACATCCTGAACCTCCGCCGTATACATGCCCGGCGGCAATTCTGCTGGCTTCTCGACATCCTCAAGGTTGTCTTCGAGTTCGAGAATGTCCAGTTCGCCATTATCTTCTGGTATCATAACTTACTCCTGTACAGGTTTGCTGTGTGGATCGGCCACAGTCTTTGTTTCGTTATCCCTCCCCCGACCCGGGAGTTCGTTTGATCGTTCCCTTAGACTCGTTGTATTCAACAAATTCGATTGTCTTATCATTTCGGTCTAGGACCTGCGCTGGCGAGTCGCAATCGATATGCACGGCCCCGCCTTTACCATCGAGCTTATATCTGTGCGTCGCCTCTATCGTTTTCTTACAACTGGGACAAGAGATGATAATCATCTTGCCCTTCCCCTTGGAACGTTTATCTTTTCGTATCCACCGTCGGCCCATTTATCGTACCAACTCGCTATCGTCATCTGCCCTTTGTCTGGTTTGTCTGCATCATACGTCAGTTCAAACTCAGCCGTGTCCAGGCCACTGAACATCCTAGTTTTCATCGGGCGCCTTCTCCTTACTGGCCGCACTGCCAGCATCCTCTTGCCCGACGACTCTGACATGTACCAAATCTCTGAGAGTCGATACGTCATGTTATTCACTAGTTGCCCTCCCAACATCACCGACACATAGTCAATGATATCATTCCCCATATCGTCCTTCCTTGTACTAGCATCCGCCTCGTGAGCCGTCAGTATCAAATGGACCCCATGTTTGGCTGTCACCCTGAGGAGTCCTGTCACTGTCTCCAGGACGATCCCATTCCGCCCACCGTAGGCTGACTTCCCTGGCTGTTCCATGGAAGGCTTGAAGTTGCGCGATGCGCCGACTCCATCTTTCACGGCTTTCTGTAGAGCCCGGAATGTCAGGGCCGTAATGGAATCCGCTACGACTGTTGTTATGTGTTCGTTCTCCGCCAGCGCCTTGTCCAAACCGAACGGGTCGTCGTTCTGGGCATGCCTGAATAAGTCTTCCAACCCCAGTCCATGTAAAGGGGCAACTGTCACATCTTTCCTGTGGGCAATTGATACATGTTCGTTGTCGCCAAACGATAACCACAACTTGTGTCCTGGAGCCGTTGCCGCGAATGTCGACTTCCCCACGGTAGCTAATCCCCAGAGGAGTATCGCCATTCTCGTTGACAGGTCTGACGCAGGCTCTGCCACTACTGGCCCTAGCTGAATCCTCTTTGCACTCACTCCGGCCATGTTCTAGTTTCCGTTCCTTACAACAATCACAACACCGTCCCTCTATTCGGCAGCAGATGAAATCGCACCTAAACCTTGGGTCTGTGTGATTCACACTAAGCCTCCTCTATTGCCCTCTCGCTCGGACTCTTGAGTGCCGGTACCATCTCTCCGTACTGCTCCACCCTTCCCGCGGCACTATCTCCACAGAACGGGATAAGAGCACACGGGCGAAAGAACCTGTTACATGAATGTGTGAACCGTGGCGCGTCTTCAAAGTTATCACGGTATTGCTCATACACATCAACTGTATATCGGCACCACTTACCCCAGGTCTCAAACATCTCTGGCGTTCGTACCAAGGGTTCCACAGGATACACGTCTTCCCCTTTCCCCGTAGGCTTAATTTTAACGCCTTGTACCCGACTGCGAACGATCGGAAATCCGAAGATGATACTTGCTGCGAGGCAGTATCCAGTAATCTGGTGATCAAGTTCCCACTTCGCTCGCCAGCCATCACTCAACCTCGCTGCTGTCTTGTTCTCGTCCAGTACCGGGGCCTCGTCGAACTTGATGTGATGCACCAGCCCGTCGACAGTTCCTATAAATCGTATCTCTTTCGCGTCACCAAAGGTGATAACGACATCGAAAGTTTGCTCGATCCCAAGGAATGATTTAGGGTCTCCTCTATCTTCAACGTATATCTTCCAGTTCTCCATTTTCGGTAGAGACGCATCAATGTAAGCAAGAGTCGCAAGCTGCATGTTCTCCATTGTCCTGACGTTGTCGTCCGGGTTGTCTTCCCATCCAGCGCTGTCAAGGATTCCGAAACACAAATCCATGAGTTTCTCGCGAGTGCCCCACCCCCCTTTCTTATGAGCACCAATTCCATCCAGTACGTCGTGCCACCGCCTGTATCCGAAGATGCGTTCACCTGTTACCTCGGCGTGCTTTGGGAGTTGGTCGACGTGGTGTAACTGCCAGATCCTCGTCGTTGCGAATATCTCGTGCATTTGGTTGCCGGCCTCTAGGGCCATTGACCTTGCGTTGGTGGCGTATCGGCGTTGGCTGGATATAACTCCCCAGGTCGGACATTGGTTTACGGACTCCAGGCGGGAGTGGCTGTATGCTTTGAGCTTCTTCTGATGCTCCTTCGTCTTCTTCACCGAAATTATCGTCGTCTTCGATGGAGTCGGCGAGGACGTCATCAGCAACTTCGGCGAATTCATCGGCCTGTTCCTCGTCTTGTTCTGCAGTTGGCAAATTACCTATCGCTGTTAGGTACCGAAGTATTTGATCGCGACAACGCTGTATCAACACGAACGCTGTCTGCGGTTCCTTAATCCCCAGTGCCGCGAGTGCCTCCTTCAGCCCTTCCTGTGCGTCGTAGGCTTCGCACTGCTCTCCATCGTCGAAGAACTTACCGTCCGACGCGAGAAACCCTGTGACCTTCTTAACCATCATGGCCTCCTGTGTGACTCACACGATAATGGGACTGCCGATTTCCTTAGACTTATTATTGAACGCTTCACGCATGCACTCTTCCATCGTCCAGCCGCACGACTGACACAATAGGTCCAGGTATATTCCTGTATCGCCAAGCTCAAGCCTAAGCTTTAGCGGCAACTTGTCTGGCGCCTCCTTATTCAAATGTCCCATTCCATCGCGTACGCGGTTCATCTTCTTGATGATGTTCGCGGCCTCACCTAACTCGCCAACAGTCGCGACCATCCACTCGCTTACTGTCCACGCGTTAAGCCTATGACCCATCCCAATAGACGATTCGCATCTAGCCTTATTGGCTTGAGCGAACTCCGAGAACGTCAGTGCTATTCTGCCGTTGTCGATCAGTCGCCGAATGAATGCTTGGATCGCACCTTCGTATTTCACTCGGTACTCCGGGTAGCTATCATCCACGATGGGAGGCATAGCCTTGAATGCATTCCACACTTGGAGTAACGCACCGAACTCGGCACTCTGCGCAGCAGTCCTATCAGCGATCGCAACCATGGGTTTTACCTTTCTATGACAGGTCCTGGTATACAGAATACATGTGCCGCCCGCAGCCTACTTAGATGTGTACCTGCGGCGTCGCACTCAGCGGCCGAATAGTACGTAGGACCAAACGTCAGTCGGCTGCCAATAACGACAACAAGTATCCAGGTTTGCATCAATCTCACTCCTTACTTAGGAAACGCGGCAATGCGCTGTGATAAGATGCTTGAGTATTCAGCCATCACATCGAACTGCCTTCCCAAGCGACTACGCTCGTCAGTGGAGAGATTCCTGTACACTGCGCTCGTTTCGATGAAAGCCTTTAGCTTATCGAGCTTCTCGTCCAATTCCTTCTTCTCGTCCACGACTCGTTGCTGATGTGGTTGCATTAGTGCTTCTCCGGGTCATTAGCTACACTGGAAACGTCGACGCCATCGGCCATTATACCACGCGAAATGTTGTGCAACCTTCGCGTGTTCACCTCGTTCAGTTCGGCAAGCCCTTGAAGGTTCCCTGCCAACTGCGTACACACTTCGGCCAGCGCCACCTGAGACTTCATCACCTCGGCCAGCCTCTCGTATATGAGTGTCATCATATACGCCGTGTTCGGTGGTATGTCCCTCTTGCGAAGCTCTCGCTGAAACTCATTAAAGGTCAGGTCAGTCATCACTCACCTCCGTTACGCTGTCACCTAATTGATCGTGTTCATTCTGTAGCTCTTGTATCTCAGCCAAGTAATCGTCGACGCGGCCCTCGGCTCTCTCTAGTGCCACTATCGCCTTGTGCAGCATCTCGATCTTCTTGTTGATCCTCTCACCAACTGCGCCCTGCCTCAGTTCCAGCTTGCGATTCTTGGTTGCGAAGTACTCAACTGTAGCGGCCATGCGCTTGGCTCTTACAGCCGTTATGTAGTCTTCGACCGCAGATCGTTCTAAGTCGCCAAGTGTCGGCCTTAGTATAAGCTTTGCCATGTGAGGCTCCGACTCTATGCAGGGAATTTAACTGGACTTCTACCAGACCTCACCGCGCCCTTAGTCAGCGAGCGTGTGAATCACACAGCCTTGTCAGTTTCCTTCGCGGCAGGCTTCAACATCAAGCCGATGACATAGTCGTGAATGTCCGTGCCCTTGTCGAGGAAGTGCTGGCCCTCATCGCAATCGACGAACAAGCGACCGTTCCAGTCCTGCTTCACCTCTTTCTCCTCGCCGTCGTGGATGCAATCATACTCGTCGCCAGTGACGACAAGGGTATCGCCCATCTTCACGTCCGCGACCTTGACATATACATGCTCTCCGGACTGCTCCTCTTCGGCAGTAGTCCCTTCGTTCAGTGGCCCTGTGTTGAACCCGGCTGTGTTCTCCTCGTCGAACCCATGATCGTCCTGAACCTTGTCCTTACGCTTCGTCATCTCTTACTCCTTACCCGCATACGGGATCAGCTTCCTAGATGGCGATTGCCCGGCTCTAATGTTCGCGGCCCTTACTACTTTGGACCGCTTAGGCATGTCGGCACGGGCAACCATATTGCCGACATAACCATGACTCACACCCCACTTTTCCTTTATCCCGTCGCACGTCATCCCTTTGTAATAATCAGTCAATACACCAACACGAATTGCTATTGGATGTTGCGCCGCTGCATGAGTGCCAGACTTAAGGAATGCACAATGCCCTATCGCCAAACACCGGACCTTAAGCTCCTTGCTGTGACATTGCGGAGTATTGCAATAGCACAAATCAACGTAATCCTTACTAGGCAACGGGCGCAACTTGGCCATAACTTAGCGCTCCAGAATGGTAATGGTCTTGCGTGGTGTGCCTGTTGGTTGCTTGGCCAATTCAATAGCCGAAAGCACAGCAGGTAACGGGACCTTATGCGTCTTGAACAGACTAGCGGCCGCTGCCTTCGGATCAAACGTCTTGACCTTCTCAGTAATCTTGACAGTCGCAATGAAGCCTGTGGTCTCACCAAGCTCGTGACTGCCAGCCTCCATGTCCTTCATGTCCTTGAGCAGTCCGCTATCGAACAGCCCTTTCTTGACGGTTTCGCCCTTGTTCTTGGCAAGTGTCTCAAGCTCGTCCCAGAAGTACCACTCGGCGAACAGCATCCCCGAATTGGTCTTATCCCTCTTCTTTGCTACCTCCAGGAATGCCCTCAGCGCTATCGTGATCAGATTGACCATTACTGGTTTCAGTGCCATTGTCGCCTCCTGTGTGATTCACACGACCCAAGAACATGTTCATTGCATCGCGCAGTGCTGTTACTTTATCCACTACCTTCGTTACGTTCCTTCTGAAATACACAACCTCTTGTGAATTCTCATAATCACCGATAGATATCTCCATAGTTGTCCATCGGTGTTCACATTTACGGCACCGTCGCCGACGACGAATACAACCATTCGCCGTCGGCCGGGAGTCTCTCACTTCACTCTCACGGTGAGCACAGTATGGACAAGGCAACATCTAGAGTAACCCTATGATAGCTGCCAACACCATTGCGCTAACGATTAGCAAAGCCAGATATACTTTATTCTCTCTTGTCATTCTACCATTCGCCCTCTGAACTGCCGGAACCACGTGTCTTCACGGCATAGCCAAGACCGCGGCGTGTAGCGATAACGACCTGTTGCGTATCCAGGTCAAGCTCGTTCTTCTTTGCGAAATGCTTCTCGATCGCGACGCGCAACTCCTCATGCGAAGTCTTGTACTTCTCGTAAGCCGTTGCGATGAGCTTCGGCATACCATCTGTCGGAAGGGTCTTCCAGTCCAGCTTTGCAGCAGCCATAACACTCTCCATTGGGTTTGTCGTGTGAGTCACACAATGATGGGGGGCCTTTGCATATAGCCCCCCGCATTGGTGCCTCCTACGTTAGTCACACTTTCTCGGATACCCTCAAACCTTACTAACTTCAGGTACCATACTCTACAGAAACCATGCTATCACCTAATGATAGCTGTGTCAAGTGCCTTGTCGCACTAATGACACAATTGAAAATCAGTACTTAGGAGTCTCCTTTGGCGGTCCCATGTGAAAAGTCTTATCGATGGTCCTGTCCAGTTCATTTAGGCTGTCCTGGAACCTAGCCCTAGCCAGGATCGACTCACCATCCGTCATCTGCACAGGTTCGTACTGTGCCTTCCTCGCTATGTGCCATATCTCGTGGATCTTATCGGCGATGAAACCACCGATACATGTGAGCACTGCCTGCATCGCGAGGATCGCCCAACACAACATCTCTACCCTACTCATAACGGCGTACTCCCATCTGCCTCTAGCAGGTCGAAGCCTGTGAACTGCGCTAGACTGCCTGCGAACTCCCGCGCAGCTTGATAAGCCGAGATGTTTACATCGAACACTCGGTATTCAGGACGCCACACTATCCTTTCGCCTACGTAGTAGCCATCGTCTAGATCGAATGCGGCGATGGCCACGTATCCATCCTTTCTTACCACTATCTTGAATTCCATGATCGCACCCAATCATCCAGTCTTCATCGTCGTACACCGCGGCCTCCGTGTGACTCACACAATACTAACGCCCGCCCTAATCACTGGTATATGTTTACTGCGAGCAACATTAACCATATCAGCGGTCCCATTGCCACCAGGGAATGCAATAACCACATCAGGCATTCCCCTCTCCACCATGGCTCTGTTTCTAATGGGACCTGCGGCCTTACCGTGTTTCTTCCAATCTGCCTTGTATGTCGTGAGTTGAACGTTATTCGCTTGCGCCCAACGACGCGCTTGATAGTCCGCACCTTCCGATCCTCCCTCTATCAGATGCGAGATGCCTACATGTGCATGGAAACAGTCCAAGAACCCACATAGGTACATGAAGTTTCCATAGTCCCTACCGCCGCATACAAGGACCCGACCCATTACTTCGCTCTCCTATAGCCCGCAGCATAGAATTCATCTATGGCCGCAACCATGGTCGGCTTCTGGAACACATCTATAACCTTGCCTCTGAAATAGACTATAATCTTATAGGACATATCAGACTGTGTACCTTCCTCGAACTCAAACTCCTTTGTTGCCTTGCGCATATCACATCTCCACTAGACGCACAGCAATGGGCCAATCATTATCGAAGCATATCTGCATCCATAGACCAGATGCCCGCACAGCATCATCCATGGTCTCGAAACGTTTCTTACTCCTCTTCCACTTAGCACTACGCCAGACCGTTGATCCTTCCGCCGGTATGTACTCGAACGTGTACGTCACGGGCTTAATAATATGCTCAATCACTTTCTTGTTAGGAAACGAAGACGCCATGTTACCCTCCCACACTAACTTATCCATGGGCCTATGCCCACATCCACAGGGCATCAGTCTCAAACGTGGCAATTGCGGGCCACTCGACACGCAACAGTCGCTCACTGCCTATGGACATATTTGGTTGCTCGGCATGCGTAGAGAACACAAGATGATTGGTGCCACGCAAAGCCCACACCCCTGTATACTTACAGGCCCCGGCCTGATGCCCTGTACGCATCTGTCTACGCACTTCCATCAACTTACCTGTATGCACCCCATTCATGATCCTAGCTCCTCTTTATGTGTGCCTATCCATACAGCATGTTCGGCCAGTTTATCCACATCGATAGAACCATTCAGGTACATGATCCTTCCGTTTCTTATCAAGGAGTCGCCATCGTTTATGCAATAACTCAGTATCTTCTCGAACTCCTTGATATTCTCATCAGTCGCCTTATAGCGTAGCAGCTTCAATATGCACTCGAACACTTGCGCTAAATGACGCCTATCGCCGTGTGACTCACACGCCAAGTCAGCGTAGAACTTCATCTTCTGGAGGAGTTCCAGGCGCCGATGCTTCCTTATGGTGCTTTCTGATACTGGCATTGATCTTCTCCATTACCATAAGCGGCACAGAAATCTTAGCCTCTGTGTTGCCACCATACATAGCAGCATAACCATAACGCTTCAACTCCGTGCGCAGACGCCTGTCCTTGAGCTTGCCCATTACTGCAACATACTGCTCCTGAGTAAGCATAATAGGCATTACACCTCACTCCTTATCCGGACTGACGCCCACCGACACTGAAACGCACTGAAGCTGAACACCCAAGCCGTAATGCGCGAACCTTTTGTACGATGCCTCGTGAGCATTGGCCACAGCATCCACCAACTAGGCCAATACATTTGCCAATGAAATCCCATCATCACACAATCCTCAGATCGCTAGGTTCCTTGTCGATATCTACCTGCGTCAGCCTCATGAAACTATTGAAGCCTATCTTACATGGCACATACCATGCCTTTCCGAACTCAGGTCTGGTCTTGCCGTTGCGCCGTACCTTCCACCACTTGCCGTTAGACATGCGACACTCAAGCTTACCTGAGTCGAGTGCAGCCTCTAGCTCTAGCTGTGTCATTAGTCATTCTCCCATCTCTTGTACTCTGTCCGTGCCTCTTCTTCAGTCTTAAAGCTCTTACTCCAATGATTGATATCATCTGGAGTCCACATATCTACGTCATACTTGCCCTCCTTCATCTTTGTTATAGTTACTTCGAACCTGTCCTTGCGCTTATGCGACTTGATCACCTCATCGAACACATCAGCCTCCTGTGTGACTCACACAACCAGTCCTGAGATTGCACTAGCTGTCCTGAGATTTGGGTGTGTGTAAAGGGAATAATATCACATAAATGTCACTGTGTCAATAGGGCAACACCGTGGCTTTTGGGCCACGGTGCTGGTCTGGTGGCCTATCCTTAGACCAGGACGCTATCAAGGTGCTCATAAACACCCTTGATAATCTCCCGCTGCTTGTCGCTCATTTTGTCTTTCATGGTGTTGACAACCGAGATGAAAGACTTAGCGATATCGCGCAATGCCTCCGTAGGATTGGCGAGTACCTTTGACCTGCCGCGCGTGCCGCTAGTGCGATTTACGCTTTGTCCGCGCTTCTCAGCCGCATTAGCCGCCAATGCAGTGAAACTCGGCTTTTCGGTAAGCTTCACTGCCTTGTCACCAGTGCCGACGGTTTGCTTCTCGTTCAAGTGTACCGACGGCGCACCGAATATCTGCTTAACCGCAGGACCAGACAATTGAAGCGTTCCCGCCTCCTTGTCCATCTTGGCATTGATCTTGTTATCGATCAGCGCTTGCGTAGCTTGGCAGCACTTCTTAAGCGCATGAAGGAAATTGCTCCTTACTGTCCCCTTGCGCTTGCCGATATCGGTATTCTTTTCGTCGGCAGTCGAGAGCACATAAGGCGCAACAGCCTTTGACCACGCAACCCGCTGTTGCTCCTTATCAGTTCCGGGATTAATCGTCTGAACTTCCTTAAATCCAAGCGCAATCCCTAACTGATCATTCAGATAACCTTGCGCCTTGGCATCCTTGTTGAATGCCACGGTAAGGTCAATTGACTTGTCGTGTTGTGCCGCCTTCAAGATACCCGCCGTCAACTGCGACAACAGGTCATAACGCTTGGCATCCACGTCCTTCAACATAGCGTTAGCCATTTCCTCATCCTGCCGCGTCTTCGCAAATCCCATGATGACCGCAGGACCGACATCGACGGACAGAGCACCCTTCTTGATGACTGGCACGAGTCCCGTGCTTTCCTCAGTCTCAGTCTTAGCAATCTTTGCCTTCTTAGCCATTTTCAACACTCCTTAGCGGGCTTCCTCAAACCATACACATGTATGGCCAATTGCCCGTCATTGTGCCCTATGCTTGTCCCATAGGGCACAATAACTCGCAATCGTTAACTAGGCTGCACGCGTCTTTGTCGTTCCCTTCTTTCCCCATCCCTTTTCGAGGACACACTTAGCGCGGAACTCTTGCCACTTGGCCGCGCCTTGTCCCTTCTCGACTGCCTTACGCTCTGCACTGCCTTTCCATTCGGCGCCGCACTGCTTAAGGACGTCACGATATTCCGGCGCGGCTTTGTCAGCCTGACCGAAAGCAGCACCGATAGACGCCAGCGAAAGAACCGAGGCGAGAACGATATTACGAAAGGACTTCATAGCTTGCACTCCTAGGGTTATGGGCAAGATCGCCCCTTATGGTGTGTGAGTCACACAGCATGACTAACACACCATAGAGCGCAATCCTTGTCAAGCCCCTAATTGTGTAGCCGGATCGATATCTATAGGCCACACAACCTTGTCAGTTCGCTCAATCACGCGATAGTACAACTTCCTATGCACGAGATATTCGCCGTAAACTCGCTTAGCATCTTCTAGATTGCTAAATGAGCCACTATCGTACCAGTTGCCATCGACTGATCTATATTGCAAGTACCAGATTTTCATCTATTATCCTTTCCCGTTCATTCGTTAGGGGATAATCGACTAGCCGGTTTTCATCTTGTCTGGCACCTCCGTTCGTTTCAACACGATCACCCTACATCACTGTGTGAGTCACACAACAGCGAATCTCGCATAGCTGATATGCGATTTTGCATAGCCAAGAATCGATCTCTTGTAGCGCACTCGCGATCTACTGAGTTTTTACTAATTCTCTCGATCGATCTACTGTAGCGCACGAGCGATCTACGCTAGGATCTATCTTTTAATCTTGCGATCTACTGTAGCGCCTAATCGATTTACTGTAGCGGAGATTCTATTCCTATGTGATCTCTTGTAGCGCCTATGCAATCTATGGTAGAGGAGCTTTTAATCCTATTTGACATGCGGTGAATTCTCTTTTGAGCCGCTGTTTTTCTCTTGGTCAACTGTACTCGCCGTAAAGGCGCGATAGTTGTCCATTGCTATCATCACTCCCAGTCATTTCACTCTGCGCTACATGTGTGACTCACACGCTTGACTTATAGTGATAGCATTTCGTTGTATTCCTAGGCATTGATAGCAGAGCGATCCGCCGCGTCGGCGCTATTATTACTATCCGTGAATTGGTTTCGCTATAGGTGAATGAGTTTCACACTGTGTGACGTACGCGCCTTTTGACGGCGAGTGAATATAACCAACCCAATTACAACCCCGGGTAGTGCCCCCTTTGTCCAATATAGGTATGATAGTGGGGTTGACTTGCAGGGGGGCCGACGCAGGAGGACAGGCCGCACCACGTTATTGCTATTGGATCGTTATGGGACACGGACAACTGTGTGACTCACACGCATATGATGCATGCCATGAGAATTGTGGACATGATTGGGACAGTATACGCGCCTTCGGCGACACGGATACTGGGCCCAAGAGGAAAACAGCGGCTATTGGTGTGCGCGCAGGGGGTTTTAGAGGAATAATATCAGGAGTTTTGGGTCCTGAGACGATAAAATCGGAAAAGTGGTACCATGATAAGTGTCGGATACCCGACATTCGTCACAATTTTGACACAAAATGATCACGAAAATGTCATTTGACTGTGTGAGTCACACGGTGTATAGTGATTGGACTGTGCAGGGACGTAATTGCCCCGGTGAACCCATCGCAAGGTCGGTTCGCCGGGGCTTTCTGTGTCATAAACTCGGCATGACATAGTCTTCGGGAGGGTAAAACCACACGCGGCGATTGATCATGTCGATTGTAAAGGTTCCGCGGCGGTTTGAATTGACCCGATTGATGTATTCGCGCAGTAATTCATTAGTTTTATACGTTTCTAGGTCGATATAGAGGCGATTTCCACTCATTTTAAAGGGGATGTATGACATAGGAGCGCTCTTTGTCGGTTTGGGTTATGTTTTCGGTGTGTGGTTAGAAGGGTATCACGAAGTGAGACCTATGTCAAGTAGTATTTTTCTATATGGTTCATCTGTGTGAGTCACACGGGCGAGTTGACACGGTTCGTGTAATGGTGTAGGATTGTGGGATGCCGCAGGTTTCGTTGGGTTTCCTCGCGGCAGTTGACGATCCTCCCATGAGGCGACCGCTGGTAGCACTCCCGGCGCAACGTCTCTCGTCGACGGCGGGTCGTGTCTTCTTGTCGGGACACGGCCCGTCCCCATCGTGTGAGTCACACAGAGGAGATGGTTATGGCTTTTCTCGCATCGTCAGCCGTCATCAAGGGCGGATTCTGGGAAGTGAATGGTGTTGGTCCGTTGACTCCGATCAGCGGGCGCAGTGCTGCACGTCGTCGTGTTGCGCAGTGGATGAGTAAGAAGGGCACGTACGCGATGCGCGAAGACTTGCGCACGTTGGATGGTGCCGTTCCAGGCACGACGGCAACGAAGACGTACACGCAGATTCAGAACAATAGTGAGCTTGGCGGTAAGCGTGTCATCGAGACTGTGAACTTGATCAACCGTGCCACGACTGCCCAGGACGTTACCGATACGAAGGCCGACCTGCTTTCGTTGTCGGCGCGTACGACCAAGGCCGCACAATTGAACTTGAACCGCAATCCATTGGGTTCACCAGGCTTGTTCTAGGGTCCGACCTCAAGCCTAGAACGAGGGCGGGTGGTAGGGATTCAGCCTCCGGTCATCCGCCACAACTTGGAGTTGTGTGATGCCTGCTGCTAAGAAGATTACGAAGAACGGAACGAAGCCTGCGCCCGTAGCTAAGAAGAGGGAACTGGCTAGACCGGGCGATCCGTACGTCGCACCGGACAAATCTGTGATTCCGCCGGAGCCATTGAGTCGCACGCCGGCGATAGATGTGAATACGAAGATCGAGCCTAAAGATTTTAAACCGAGTGCCCGTCGCACGCTGAAGGACCTGCCCGCAGATGTGAGGATGGTCAATGCGTGCTCTTGCATTTTTATGTATACGCTTATGGGCATTGGTGATCGACAAATTTCTGAGGCTCTTAAGATTTCAATCACCCAAGTCAATCAGATTAGAGAACATTCGGCGTATGCAGAATGTTTTAACCTCGTCGTCGGTGAATTCATCAACGCGAATTCAGATCACATACAGGCACGAATTGCTGCGTATTCGCATGGCGCGCTTAGCCAGACTGCGCAGATCGCGTTTACAGGCGAGAAAGAGAATAACAAATTGAAAGCTAGTCTTGAACTGTTGAACATGGCGGGGTTCAGCAAGAAGGATATTGCTGGCAAAGGTGATGCGCTCATGAACGAATTGCGTATCATTGTTGTGAATGATGAAGGTGCTGTCAATGTTAATGTAGGAATGAACGGTGCCGAATAGAGAGTATTGGACTTGTCTACTGCCGCCTGGGCATGAAGGTCCGTGCGTTGGTGGCTGGGCGTGTGAATCACACAGGAGAAAATCATGGCGATCGTTAATAATAAGGCTCTTACAATGGCGAACGACGTGCCTTGGTGTACGTATAATCGCAAGGTGGAGGAAGCGGCGTTTGCCACGATTGAAGCCGTTACGCCTTTATATGTTGGCGAGAGGGTGCTGTGGTCGTCGACAGCGGCCGGACAGTCCTTGTTATATCAGGCGCTTGACATAACTACTAGCGGTTGGCAGTTGTGTCAATTGGCTAAGATGTCGGGTGCGTGATGGAGCTAGGATACAAGAAATACATCCGTACAAACATGGCGGAGATGACGCCTTGGCATGAGGGGCACTCTATGCGGGGCGTTAGCATTGCGGAGCCGGATCGAAAGAACGGATCGCCAAAGCCGGGTGATATGATTGCACGCAATCCCAATAACCACGAGGACAAGTGGTTGGTTGCGGCTAAGTATTTTGCGGAGAACTTCAAGGAGCTTTAATGCCAAGTTATAAACTGAAGCGCGGTTCGGTTCAGGCAGGTTTCCAGGACAGCCGCGCAAAGATTGAGATATTCGCTGGGGCTTACGGTAACGGTAAGTCCACGGGAATGATTGTTAAAGGGTTGAAAGTTTGCAAGTTATATCCCGGCAGTCTTGGATTGATGGGTCGATCGACTTATCCAAGATTGAACGATACGTTGCGTCGCGACTTTTTTAAGTGGTGTCCCAGGAATTGGATTAAGCGTCGTCCTACGAAGGATGACAACACTTGCGTTTTGCAGGATGGCACGACCATTCACTTTCGGTACATCAGTCAGAAGGGAAAGAAGGCAGAGGATGGCAACACGGTCTCGAATCTCCTATCGGCATCTTATGATTGGGCCATTGTTGATCAGATTGAAGACCCGGAAATTACCCATAAGGATTTTCTTGACATCCTTGGCCGGCTTCGTGGGAGCACGCCTTTTAGAGAAGTCGAAGGGATGTCGGAAGAAGACATAATGTCATGGCCCGCGTCTGGGCCACGTATGCTGTTCGTTGGTTGCAATCCGACGCGCAATTGGGTTTATCGTGAGTTAATTGCCCCACTGAAGTTGTGGAAAGACAAAGGAATCATGACTGAAAAGTTGCTCGTTGATAAGGAAACGATGCAACCTATCATGGAATTGTACGAAAGCGACGTTTACGCCAATAAAGACAATCTCGATCCAGATTATATCAAGACGCTCGAGACTTCGTACAAAGGACAGATGTTCGATCGCTATGTGATGGGCAAGTGGGTTGCCTACGAAGGATTGGTGCATCCTGCGTTTGATCCGGCAATTCATTTTTTGTCGCGTCAAGATATTATGGATTATCTTATTGAGTTGAAACAAAACCATGTGGAAGTGCGCGCGCTCGAAGGTTATGACTTTGGGAATACATCGCCGAGTTGTTACGTTTTGGCATTTGTTGATAATTGGGGTCGCGTGATTATTGTTGATGGATTCTACTTACCAGATTTCAATTATCAGCATCAGCCGGCGAAGGTCAATGAGATCAGACTGAAGTATATGGGATTGATTAATTTTGAAGATCCTATCATTGCAGATCCAGATATCTTCAGGAAAAAAGTTGTCGCGCATCGCGATACAGGCACGTCAATTGCGAAGCTTTTGACCGAAGGCGGTATGGATTTGCGTCCAGGATTTAATGACATCGTGTCAGGTATTGCCAAGGTTAACGCATATCTATCGGATAAGATCGGTTGCAGACATTTGTTGACTGGTGAACCTAACGGACCTATGCTGTATGTCTGCGACGATCTTACGTGGTACGAAGGCGAAATCACTAACTATTACTGGAAAAAGAATCCGTTCGGCGAGAAAATCGACGAGCCTCAAGACACGAATGATCACGCGATGAATACGACCAAGTATCTGTTGTCGTTCTTGCCCGAACCTGCTGACGTTGTCATCCCGACGAAGCTCCTTCCGCCAGACTGGATGTTCTGGCGAGAGATGGAGCCTGAAGAGTACACGGCGTCAATCAATCGCCGGTACCAATAACGTGTGAGTCACACAATGCCGTGGGTTCCAGACGAGTTCCTAAAGCTTTATCGTGACCTTAATGCGTCGATGGTCACGGTCGTTCAGGGTATACAAAACATTGAACGGCATACGAGACGCTTAGAGAGAAGGATGGACGAAATGGCGAAGTCAAATCAAGCAATTATTGATGAGGTGCGCCAGATTCGCGGCTTCGTTGCGAGTCTCAAGGCGGCGTTCGATGGTCTGCAGCAGCGCATTACCGATCTTCTGAAGGACGGCGAAGTCGACGATGCGGTCGTCGCTGAAGTCGATACCGCGTTCAACGAGGCGAAGGATGCCGCGGCTGCGATCGGACAGGCGGTTGTCACCAATCCGACGCCGGCTGATCCAGTGCCGCCTCCGCTTCCGCCCGGTGCCTAAGCGCGTGTGATTCACACAGGAGAGTGTTATGACGGATGCCCGCCTCCTCGCAGCAAAAGCCATTATCGATTTCGAAGCGCGACGCGACAAGCAAGGTCACTTGATGGTGTATGCGTTGCCGCCCAACGATGGTGGTGGTCGTTTCGAGGTGGCGGGTATTAACGAGCGTTACAACCCGGCCGAGTGTGCGCATCTTGTTGAATTGATTGGCGCGAAGAAGTTTGCCGAAGCAGAGACTTATGCGCAGGAAGTCATTGCTCGCGATACGGATGGGGCTGAGAAGTGGCACACCGATCCTGGTGTTCAATTCTTTTTGCGTGACAGTATATTCAATCGTGGACTGCACGGTGCGGCGCGTATCCTTCAGCGTGCTGTGAAAGTCAAAGATGATGGCATTGTGGGACCGATCACGAGGGCTGCTATTGCAAAGATCGACCCCGATGACTTGCTCGATGCGTTGCGAGCAGCGCGCGAAGACTATGAAAGGCATGTAGTCGGTTTTCGTGCGAACTTCTGGAAGGGGCTGGTGCATCGATGGGACAACGCACTCAAAGTTGCACAGAAGATGGACGTCAATACTAACGTAGCATGAAGGAGGGTTGAATGGCGAACGGTTCTGCGGCTCCTGCGCTGTCTATACAAACACAACAACTGATCGCGCAGGTCATATCGATTGCTGGCATGTTGGCAGTCGGCTTCGGCTTTATGACGTCGGAGCAAGTTGCTGGGCTAACGACGAACATTCTGGCGGTTATCGGTCCGCTGATGACGATCGGCGGGCTTGCGTATTCGTTGTTCACGGCACGTAAGAATGCTGTCGTTACAGCGGTTGCCGCACTTCCTGAAGTTCGAGCCGTCGTTACCGAGAATACTCCAGACGGTCGTACCTTGGCGCATTCGGACAATACGCCGTCCAATGTTGTTGTCGGCCAGCCTCCAGGCTCGCCGATCCCTGTGACGCCGGCACATCCGTGACGTACGTCAAGATCATACTAGCGCTGTTCCAGATCATCGAGGCAATTCTCGATTGGTCTAAGGAGCAGCGCTTTAAACAGGAGGGTGCCGATGAAGAAATCGCCAAGGCAGCTATTCGCACTCTCCAAAAAACTGAATATGCCAAGCGCATGCTTACTCAGGCTCACAGCATGTCTGAGTCTGACATTCTTGACTACTTGCAGTCACTTGAGCCCGCTGGTAACGGACAGCTTCTGCCAGACGTATCAGCCCCTAATCCAACAAAAGGGTGACGCAGCAATTAAAGTGCCTAAAACGGTTCTGGATCGTATTTATGCCAACGAGAAAACTTACCGAGACAACTGTGTGAGTCACACAAATGGCAACTGAGGACCTATACGATCTTTTCGATATCGATGAGGCTCTCAAGCCAGTTAGGGTTAAGGAGAAGCCTCAGCCGCTTTATCAGATTTACGAGGGTAGCCGAATTGCGGTTGGCAAGGCCCTTGGTAAAATGTGCCAGCGAAAGGTCGAGGCAGCCAAAAAGGCGTATGAGCATATTTACAACATTTGGGAAGAAGTTTTTCGCTATTACAATCACGATCAATCGCGTACCCAGAACACTCCGCGTGGCGTTTTCAAGCGCGGAGACGGTACTGAGAATATCGTTTTCAGCAATCTGAACGTGATGTTGCCTGCGGTCTACAGCAAAGACCCGGACATCACTTGTTCGGCCAGTGACGAAACAGACGAGCCGTTCCTGCGCACGTTAGCCGCGTTGATTAATGGCCTTTTCAAGCGCAAGGACGGTTTGAACGCGAAGCCACATATCAAGAAGGCGGCCGGGATGGGGCTGCTCACGAATTGCGGCATCATCAAGTTGAATTTTACACGCAAGAGTGATTCCAAAGAATTGGCGCTTCAGGAAATGGAGCGCATGACTCAACAACTTGCGAAGTGCGAGACGCAGGAGGAAGTCGATGAAATCTACGGCGAGTTTGAAGCGCTGGAACGTAACATGGAAGTGCTCGAGCCCTCTGGATTCAGTCTCGGAAACACGTTGCCGCACAATTTGGTTGTCGATCCATATGCCGAGGAACCGGACGGCATGGATGCAAGGTGGATGGCGGAACGAGTTTTCTTCCAGACCAATTATCTCACCGCGCGCTTTACGAGGCCCGAGGATGAGGATGAAGCAGAGGACGACTCCTACGCCAATACAAATCGTGTCCTTATCTACAAGCCAACGCATAAAGCACGGTTTGTCACTGGAGAGGGCGGAAACCGTGACGATGGCGTCGGTCTGGTTATGGAAGCGATCAATGCCCGTGACAGTGTACCGACGAGCAATACGGAAGACGAACGTACAGCTTATATCAACATGTATTATACCGAGTGTTGGTATTTCTGGGATAAGGCTACGCGACGTTTACTCTTGTTCAGCGCGCAGGACTGGTCTTGGCCGATATGGGTCTGGGACGATCCACTTGGGATAACGCGATTCTTTCCGTATTTCATCATGGCGTTCGTGATGAGCACTGGGGGGACCATCAGTGCCGGCGAAACTGCGTACGTATTGGATCAGCAGGACGAAATTAACGATATCGCTCGACAACAAGCACGTATACGCCGTTCGATCTTCGATTTTTTCTTTTATAATACGGACAAAATCAAAAAGGATGAAGCTGAAAAGTTTGTCAAGGCGCTACGTGGCCAGACCCAAGGTGGCAAGCATGCTATCGGAATTGCGGCTGGAGAACTCGATATTTCTAAGTGTATCGAGGCGATGGCGCCACCGTCTGCACATTACGAGAAATTATTCGACAAGGAGCCAGTCTTAGCATCAGTCAATCGAATCACGAACACCAGCGATGCGTTGCGCGGTGTGCAGTTCAAGACAAACACGACAGAGGATGCTGTCCAGTCCTACATGGAATCGTTGAAGCTTAGCGTCGGCGCAAAAGTCGATGTTGTGGAAGATACTGTCGCCGATGTAGCTCGGTCAGTCGCCGAAATCGCTGTGCAATTCCTGGACGAGGAGGAAGTTGCTGGTATCATCGGTGAGAGTCTTGCGCAGAACTGGCAGAATATGACTGTCGAAGACTTCCGGGCGAATTACAATGTCAACATCATTGCCGGCAGTATGGAGAAGCCGAATAGCATCTTCAAAAAGAAGGAGGCGGTTGAGATTTGTCAGGCAGTCGGTCAATTTGCACAGGCTGCGCCGGGCACAACACTCAGAATTATGCTCAAGGTGTTGTCTAATGCGTTTACGGACGTGAATATTAAGCCCGAAGATTGGGCAGCGCTTGACGCCGAGATCAAGGCAAATCTTGCTCGTGGCGTTAGTGATGGTTCGTCTCCTGGAGGAGGTGGCGCACCTGGAGGAGCACCGCAAGGCGGTGGAGATGATTTACGGGCTCAAGCACAAAGTCTGCCCCCGGAAATCAAACAAAAAATCGTGCAGATGAAAAACTCAGGGGCGTCGCCCGAACAACTCAAGGCGGCGATCCTGCAGGCTGTCCAGCAACAAAGCAACTCCGGTCAGCAGCAACAGCAGCAGCCCGGTAGTCCTCAGCAAAGGAGTATAACAAATGGCGCCGCGTAATCTGATGAATTCGACTGCGATGGATACGGTTTTCGGCAACCTGGGAATGGACTCCCAAGATTTGGGGATGACCGATGACGACTTTGGTAATGATCTTGGTGGCGACGACGATCCTGGTGGTGATGACCTGCAAGCGGGAGAAGAACAGGATGACTTCGGTCAGGATGATGCAGGAGAAGACGATGATCCGTTTGCGATCGATGACGGATTCGAAGACGGACAACAACAGCGGCGTGTGATTCACACACGGGACCGGCGCCAGCAAGACCGTCAGCCTCAACGTCAGCCGCAACGTCAAGCCGATCCTCAAGCAGCGCGAAAGTTCCGTCCCGATGGCAAAGGTAATGTCGTCAACGGGAAAGGCGAAGTTGTTGCGCGTGCTGGCAAAGAAGCTCGCATTTTCTGGAGTGGCGAGAAGCATCGTAAGACTTCGGAACGCTCTCAGTTACAACTGCGTGAGACTGCTGGACGCTTGAACAGAATCACTCAGATTGCGGAGCGTCTCTACAACGATAATAATTCGTACAAGGCTGAGCGTCAGGCGTTCGAGAAGCTCGGCCTGAAGGCGGAAGATCAAGTTTCTGCTATGCAGTTGTACACGCAGTTAACAAAGAACCCGAAAGAGACGCTCACGAAGTTGTTGACACGTGCAGCGGCAAATGGTATAACTCTAGATGCGAACAACTCCAATGCCAACAACAACCAACTCCCTGCTGGTATTGCTGACATTGTGAAGGAAGTTCTCGGTGAGAAGCTGAAGCCCATCGAGACCTTCGTAACCACCCAACAGGCTCGCGAGGCTGCTCAACAGCGCGCGCAGCAGGATCGGGTGGCTGTGCAGTCCGAAGTTGAAGGTTGGTTTGCACAGAACCCTGCGGCTAGGCCCCATGCCCAGGTGTTTCAAAGGGTGTTGCGTAACCCACAATTCGCCAACATGTCGTTGGGGGAAATCTGGGCACGTATTCAATTGAACCATGCGCGCAACCCTCAAAACGGTCGGCGCATGCGGGACAATTTGAACGGCAATCGTCGTTCCACCTCCCGACATCGGGGGAGTCCACCAAATGGTCGCGGAATGCCTCCTCAGGGTACTTCTGAGATGGCTGACGTTAACGCGTCATGGGACTCGATCGTCCGCGACGTACTCGATGCAAACGGCGTTGTGTGATTCACACAGGGAGATTTAGGTTATGGCAGCGTTAGACACCGTTATCCACGCCATGCTTGAGCGTAGCCGTGCTAAGCTCATTATGGCGTCGGCGATATCCGGCTCGGTGAGCGCGTACCTTCATGCGAAGAAACGCGTTGTCATCGAAGACGGCGGCCCTGAGATCGGCAACCCGCTGATCAACAGCCTCAACCCGAACGTCACCTCGATGCAGTATTACGATCAGGTGCCGGTCGACCAGACGAGCGAATTCATCACCGTGAGCTATTCGATGAGTCGCGTCGTCGGAAGCTTGATCATCTCCGATCAGGAAGAAGACGAAAACCAGGGCCGTGCAGTGATCTTCAAGATTCTCAAGGGCAAAATGATGGCCCTGGAAGAGTCCATTGCGCGTCAATTTGCTACGTATCATACGGCCGTCGGTACAGGCACCGATCCGAATGGTCTCGGCAACTTGATTCCAGCAGACCCGACAACTGGTACCATCGGCGGCATTTCGCTTGCTACCGAGGCTCAGTGGCGTCCATCGTCGTACGATTTCGATGGCTCGCTGAACCCGGAGAACATCGAGGAAGCGTTCGACGACATTCTCGAACTCGACCTGAACCGTGGCCAGACCACGAACTCTGAGACTAAGGAGAAGCCGACTTGCATCTTCGCCGGTCGGAACATCTATCGCATGCACAAGGCCGCGGCTCGTGACAAGACCTCGATCCAACTCGGCGAGACCGGCTTCGGTAAGAAGCTGATCAACCTCGGCATCGTCGGCACAACGCACAATGGCGTGCCGCTCATGTTCGATGAGAAGTTGGCTGCGAACGATGCCTACTTCATCAACGATTCATATCTGACCCTGCACATTCTACGTGGCGTCAATATGAAGATCAAGCAACTCGTCGCGCCATGGGACACCGACGCAATCGGTCGCCGTACCGTCTGGGAAGGTCAGTTGTGCTCCTGGAGGAACTACCGGACCCACGCGTACCTCACCAACACCTAATCGCTGTGTGACTCACACGGCTCTCTAAGGAGACAGGTTATGTATATTGCACCGAAGATGGCTGGTACCAGGCTTTCGTACGTCGTGGTCAAGTTGGAAGGTACGTTGCAGCGAGACGTTATCACTCCTGTACGTACGAAGAATCGCCACGACGGCAAGCCCGGTATGCTCACACTCAAGCGAGTCACAAAAGCTGTTCCGGCAGGTTGGCTCGTATACTTTCCGAAGGGACACGTGGTTCGTATCAAGGACTCTGAACATTTGGAACACTACGGCCTCGATCGCAAGCCGCAGTGGATCAACTTGAAGGGTCTACACAATCCTGAGAGCGCCCTGGGCAAAATGATGAACGCCCAGGACGATGCAGCCCGCAAGCATGCCTATCAGGATATGGAGCAGGCAGTGATGCAATTAGCGATTGCCAAGAGCGGCCCGGTCATCATGCCGGAGCAAGTCAAGGCCGTTCGCTTCATCGAGGCGGGAGACTACACTACACCAACGTCCTAATCAACTATCTACCGTCCAACAGAAACAGGAGATAGGTTATGGTTGCTCGAACTCGTCAGGCGCTATTCCGTGGCGTGAATAACTACGTTCCCGGCATGTCGTATTCTGGAGACTTGATGGTGGGAGCGCCGAAAGCGTTTTCGCTTGGCAAGCCTGCGGCCGCGGCTGCTTCAGCTATCTCGGCTAATGCTGGGGCTGCGAACGCGCTCACGACCTACCCGCTGAACTTTGAAATGGATTCCACGTTCGGCCGGGGCATCCGTGTCGATTTCAGTGGTGTTCCTGGCACCAATGCTGTAGTTCGTTTGATCGGAGAAGACTATCTCGGTCAGCCGATTTCTCGAGACTTTACAGGGGCAGCTGCTGCAACGACTACGACGCCGGGAGGGGTTATCTTCTGGAAGCGTATTACTGCGGCACGTATGACTGTCGTGGCATCCAATGCTGTCAATATACAGATCGGTACAACAGTCATACTAGGCCTGCCGTACAAGGGCAACATCGCATGGCAGAAGGAAGGCAACCCTCCTGCGCTTACTGCCGTTGTCCTCGCTAACAGGAGCCTGCCAGATCTTACCGACCCACAAGTAAC